CCATAACCATTATTTCCACCACCTAGACCACCACTTAATTGAAATAACCCACCACCTTGTTGTTGCTGTCCGCCACCACCTGCTGGAGGTAAAGGAATCCCAAAAAGAGCTCCTAAGATTGTAGGTAAATAATCTACTAACTTATTTGCGCTATTTTCTAAGAATCCAGCCTCTCTAGGTCGGAATAGATTTTCAAATGAGGGTTGAGATCCTTGTCCCAATAACATACCTAAAAGATTTTGATCAAAACCACGATTTTGTAAGTTATATTGCTGTTGCAATGAAGCCAGGTTTTCATTTAGACCTGCTCCAGCTGCTCCAATAGCATTTCTAAATGCTCCTGAACGTTGACCTGAAGATCCTAATTGACTAGTAAATCTCTCTGCAAGGCCGGGAACAGTTTTAGTTTGAAAATTTGTTTGAGCCTGTTGAGCTATAGGAGCAAAATCGAATTGGTTACCACCACTTAATCTTTTAATCAAATCTTGAGCGCCGCCTATAGATTGATTCTGCAATCCTTGTTGTAATGGATTCTTTAATTGAAATTGTTGAGTTCTTTCAGGAGTTCCCGTTAACCAATTTGGCATATTATTCCTTTAAATCTTTAATTTTTTCAAGAATTTGATCAATCATTTCAGCATTTCTTTCATTCTTTAATGATAATATTTCACGTTCCATGATTTCAAGATCAACAAGATTATCATTATAAAGATCTTCTACAAGTTGCCTTATTGATTCAATCATTAAATGAGCATAAAATGTCTTGCATTTATAAGGACATTCTTCAGAATGAGGAACTTTACAAACACCATTTAATTTAGCAATTATATCATTAGGAGAATTCCAGTCGCTACTAGAAACTGTCCCACATGTTCCATCAGTCATGGCATTGCAATTAACAACAAAAAGTAAACACATTAGCAATTTCTTCATTATCTACCTTAATTTAATAGTTAAATTCAAACTACAATCATCTTAGATTATGTTTTATTTGATGTTAAGCATTATTGTTTTAAATATTCTAAGACTATATAGGTTTGAGTATATGCAGTTCTATCGCTAGTAGTGGTTATATTTACATTATTAGCATCTACATCTAATTGTATATTATTGCCTGCTGAATCTGCAAAAGGTAAAGGAATTGCTGTTAAGCCTGCAGAGTTAGTAGCTGTTGCATATATTCTTGTGAATGTTACCGGAGTAATAAAGGTAATTCCATGAGGGATTGCCACTGTTCCATTATTGGGAAGAGCAACTCTATAATTAATCACTGTTCTAAAGTCATTTCTAGAAGTTGGTGAAGTAGAAGTTGATGAATTTGTATTAGGATTAGGGAACCAACTTTGAGAATTAACAAATTCAAAAAGATCGGTATATATTCCAGTTTCTTTAGAATTTACTACAAGAGACATTCTATTAAGATTCTGATACATACGAATAAGAATTTCTTTTAGTTTCGGGTCGATATCACTTTGATATAGTTCTGTGGGATCCCATATATTAGTAGTAGGTATATACGATCCAAAATCACCAGGTTTAGCCATTATTGCAACCTTTGATTTGTAGGTTGAACATGCAGGATCATGCCTTGTAGTTCAAAATCTGACCAGGCTATATTTCCATTAGTTATTTGTGGTGGATATATTACATCATCAATTTCAGTGTTTGTTGTTGTAAAGTACATATAAATCTGAACTGATTCACCTTGTGTTTGAAAGTACAAAGGATGCCATAACTGATTTGCTGACGATTCTAAAGGAACTAATGGATATGGCGATGTTTCTAGCACACCTGTGCCCATTATTGCTCCACTGGCAATTCCATCTTGAACCATAGACACGGTAGTATAGCTAGGATAATAATCTACAGTTATCTGGCCGTTGGTGGTTTTTTGCACACCAAAATCTATTCTAGCCAAATAGAAGTTTCTGTCTTTTGAAACATAAGGGTTCCATTGCTTTGATAATATTTGAATGTTAGATACTCTAGCCATGGTGCCACCACCGGTATAAACTCCGGCAATATCAGGAGCTATTATAGTTACATTATCTTTATCAACAATAGAATTAACTATATAAAACCCTAAAATAGGTAGTCCTATTCCATTAAGATTTTCAAGAGCAATACAGTCTCCTATGGCAATATTATGGTCAACAATAGTTAATGTAACAAGGCCACCTGCTCCTATAACTATCTGAGTCACTTGCATTGATGGAGCATTTCTTGAAACTTCCGGAGCAAGCAATAAAACAAAGCCATCAGGAGTGCCTGCTGTAATTTGTCTGAAATCTGCTGCTACTACACCACTGTTCCATGTCCAATTAGCTTCTTGCCATTGTTGTATTGTTGATGCCCAAGTGTCATCTGCTTGTTGTTCAAAATAACCAAAAGCGGTAATACAATCATTATTAAATGCCCATGCACCATTTTGGTAATTATAAACAAGAACTTGATTAGGAAATGTTTGTGTTGATGTTTCATTCTCAAAGCAAACTGCCCAATAAACAAGTTCAGTGAAATAATCCCTTATTCCTGCTGTTCTTACAGTAGCGTTATCTTTTAGTTTAAAATCAAATACTTCGTCCGGGATTTTTTCGTCTATTCTGCTCACGTTCGACCCATTGCAACTATGAATTCCTGTATTACCAATTGTCAATATTTGTTTGTCAAATGGAACTGTTGAATAAGTTGATTGGGAGCCTAATTCAGTGTTTAATTGTTGCCATTTAAAAGGGGCGGCTTCATTGTCGGTATATGCAAGTTCCCAAGTCGACCTTTCGAAATACACAATTAATCTATCTTTAATGAATTCTGCACTTACAATACTTTCTTGTGTTGATGCATCAGTAAAATCTCCTCCAACACCAAAAACCACACCTGTTGCTCCAGGATTATAAGTTTGTCCGGGTTCTAACCAAGAATCTACCGCATCAGGCGCTCCATTCTTTGAGAATCTTGCTCTGTTGCCATATTGCATATTAGTAGATGTAATATAAGTTGCTGGCGTTATTCCTGAAGCTATCTTTGTTCCGTGATCAGCTGGATTGTAAGCAATTGCTCCATTGGCATTATTTTCAATAGTATTGAGCATTACCAAACGATTTTTAAATGGAACTATAATCAAGGCTGATTGAACAAAGTTAGCTATAATTTGATTGTTGCCAGGTGTTGTCATAGTAACAGTTAAAGGTTGGGTATTATCATAATTTATATTTATATCAGGCGAATAAGATAAAGGAGCCCATGTAGGAGTTACATACTCCCAAATTGGATCATCTGTTACTGTTCCCAATCCATTAGGATTAGCTATTTGAAAGTTGCTGACAAACATTGCTACTAGATTATCAGTTACACTGAACCAGTTAGTTGCCCAAAAATAATTAGAATTATTCCCATGAAATATAGGAATAGGTATAGGTGTTACCGGATAAGTGTTTAAACTAGAAGAACGAATCCACATACCACCTGCATAGGTATAGGCATATTGTGTATCAAATGCAAATGCCGGATGATTATTTATTGCTCCAATTTCATATTGAGTTAATCCCATCACAGGTTCAGCAGGATACCAATAAACTGGAGTAAGGGGATTTTCATTATTGCCTGTTATTATTACGGCAGAAGTGGTTACATTATAAGTTCCTGTTGCAGCACCAGTTGTTAACATGACCTGCGCGCCCGCTGCAATCGATATGACAGTAAAAACTGTTGTGCCTATAGAAAAGGCCATTCCTATCTTATTTATTCTTGTTGTTATTACTACATTAGGAATTATAGTTGATGCTAAATTTCCAGTAACTGCGGCAGTAGTCCCAATTTGAACAGCAAGCCTAGATTGTAAAACGTTTTGATTTGCACCAGAAAGAATAGAGCCGAATCTTTTACGAACACGACCACGAAATACATAAGCATTTTGAAGCATTTCAAAAGCGTCATCCATTATAAGCCATGGTCTAGTATCTGTCTCTAATCCAGTATTAAATGGAGCTATTGAAAATCTTTCAAATGCCATCTTATCTTCCTATAATACAATAATAAACATTGGCGCCCACATAAGTTCCTGCTACGGTTCCTCTATTTATTATAGTTATTTGAGTTGTGCTTACAGCAGAAATTTGTGAAGAATAATTTGCACCACCTGAATTTCCATTGCCTAAAGTAACAGCAAAAAAGGCTGTAAATGGAATCGTTGCATCATATATTGCTGTTCCTCCTCCGGCATTTCCTATAACAGCAACTATTCCCCATTTGATTATTATACCGCTTGGTAGATACGTCCATCCTGGAGCGCCATTACCTGGAGTTGCTGTGCTTAAAATAGAAGAAGCCATAGGAATCTGCATAACACCTGCATTACTTTGCTTATTTAAAAATAATTCAGGTATAGCAGTTAAAGGATTTGCAGTAGGTATTAAGTTATAAAAACTTTGTTCATTTGCAGCGGATACTGGAGCAGCTGCTTGTAAAGGCATTTCAACAAAGGCATGCTTGCCCATATCAGCAGCAGGAAATGGCACATGATTAACAGTTAAATAGGTGTTGATTGATTGGAAGTTTGCTAATAACTGTCCTTGGGAAACTGATATTTGATCATTTGCTTGAGGAATATTTGGATTATAAGGCATTCATTCTCCTAATTTTATTGGAATCCACTACCATAACCCCATGTCCAACCACCACCTAATCCATTGTTTTCAGTATAGATTGTAGCTGTTCTTGTATTGGTATATTGAACTATTGTCCTACGTAAACATAATCTTTCTTGTTGTTTGAATTCCGGCATTATTTGCTGCACAGATTCAAGATCCATACGATCTTCAAATATTTTTTTTGCTGCACCATAGGCTATATATTGCCAATATTCTTCTAATTCAGGAATAGAATCTTCCATTAATAAAGCTGTTGGTCGTACATAAACTTCAAAATTCACAGCGTAAGGTTGATCTGGAACAGGCCGAACTGTAAATTGATTGTCATGGAACATTAATGATTGTGGTAATGCATATTGTTGTGGAACTGTTTGGCTATTTATTGGTGTGCCTGCAATTGTTGCTAAGGTAAAATTAATAGTAAATGCGCCAGTTAAGTAATTTATGTTATTGTTTGGATTTACTATTATAGGAGGATTCTGTAGAGCCATTTGATAAGCCATAGTATTAGGATCATACAGATTGCCTATATTAAGCTTAAAACCTGATGCTGCGTCAACTACAGGGATATCAACAAGCGTTGTACCTTCAGCCTCTCCTACTCCAGGAGTGCCAATAGCGCTAAATAAAACATTGTTTTGTAGTAAACCTACATTTTGTTGTAGTCCTGGTGGAACTATAGCCTGTTGAGTATTAATTACGCCAGTGAAAGGACCCGCTGTTCCATTTCCTGTTACACCAATAGAAGCAATGCTATTAATAAGTGGATATATTCCAAACAATTGTTGTCTATCTTGAGTATATAACGCAGGGAAACCAGCAATATAAACTGGCTCGTGAACAGTTAGATACAAGTTCTGGAAGTTGTATAAAATATTATTGGTTGCCCCTGCGAAGGACAAAATGTCGGTGTCGTAGACATCCTGGCCAGGGTTAGTGTAAAAGGAGAAAGGTTTACGGAGGTTAAATGTTCTTAAATGCTCTGGAAAATCATAAAGTATGAAAGTATTAATATAGTTGTCTAAATCTGCTTGAGATAATTGTGCAGTGCTAGGACTATGAGTAAGTCTTCTTACTTTGTTCTCTATATCTGCTAATGTAGCTGGCATAATACTCTCCCATCAAGGGTAACTTTTTTATTACTTCTAGTTATACTAAGATGAATGTTCGAAATCAATAGAAGGAATAAAATGGGAAAAAAGAAATCACTTCTTGAAAAGATAATGAAGTTTACAATATGCGATTCTCCTGATTGCACAAAAAATGCAGTAAAATCTAAAGACTTGTGCATAAAGCACTTACTGGAAGCTAATAATGACATTAATTACTGGATAGAATTACTTGATTTTGAGTTTGATAGGGAAAATTCAGAATTTGTTTTAATGCAAAATGAAGGCAATTATATTACTTATATGATATTAAAACGACTTGCTGAAAGAATAAAATGAA